CGTCAAAGACCCAGCGCATCCAGAGAACGAAGGTAAAGTATTCCTTTATCAGTTCGGTAAGAAAATCTTTGACAAGATCAACGATTTGATGAATCCTCAGTTTGAAGACGAGGACCCAATCAATCCATTCGACTTTTGGGAAGGTGCGAACTTCAAGTTGAAGATTCGTAATGTCGAAGGTTATCGTAACTACGATAAGTCAGAGTTTGAAACTTCATCCACATTGGGTGAGTTTGAAGACGAAGAACTGGAAACAGTTTGGAAGCAACAGCATTCTCTTGCGGAGTTTACTGCACCAGAGAACTTCAAGTCATATGAAGAACTTGAAGCAAAACTGAACAAGGTGCTTGGTTTGGATGGTGCTAGACCAGTACCGAAGGGTCGTGCTGCTGACGAAGAAGAACTCGATGAAGTTCAGAACTTCCGTCCAAGTGCGAGTGCCAGTGTTGGCAAAGAAGCATCTGCACCCAAAGCAGATGAGATTCCTTGGGACACTGATTCCGAAGACGATAGTTTATCTTTCTTTGAGAATCTTGCGAAAGAGGACTAACGTCTCCTTCCTTTGAACTTGGGGTAGTGCAATGCTACCCCTTTTTAGTTGTAACTCGCAAATTTATTTTGCGTTTCTGTACTCTTAGGTTGTAGTGGGGACTTTTGAATTGTAGTTTGATTATTGATTGTTTTAGCATCAACCACGTTGTTAGTTGTTGGTGAACTACCCCCAACAATATCTGCCATAGACGACTGTTCTTCTGACACACTGACCATTGTCTTACCTTGAGTTGGTGTGGGTTTCAGCATTTCTGGTTTCAGCATACCTTTTTCATCATATGATTTAGCGAATGCTTCTTTTTCTAGTTCGGTTTTAGGTTCACCGAACATTCTGATTGCCCTTTCACTATCGGTTAGTTGTGGTGCTTGACCTACAACATCTTCAAACGACGAACCCTCATATGATTCTCCAGTAAAATCATCTGTCATTGTGAATTTGCCAGATTCATCTTTTTGGAATCTCCTACCAGACATATCGACGACTTTCATACTCTCACCCAACATTTCACCACTAGCACCGAATCGTTGTGTGGCAGACATGCCACCTGCAGCAAAAGTTGTTTTTCTAGTGCCATCGGCATACGTTGTATCGGTCAGACCTTCTACCATTGTTGGTGTAGTTTTGGAAACAAGTTCATTTCCTTTGAACACCATTTTACCAAATGCACCTGACAACTCTCTCGTCCCATCACTTCTTAGTGTTTCGCTAGTTCCATTTTCTAATTCACGAGTTGCTTGCCAAGTACCATCTTCATTATATGTTGGGTCAAATCCTTGTCTCTGCAAGTCAATAAGTGTGTCAATGACTCTTTGTGGAATACCTTGCTCTATTGATTCTGCACGTTGCTCCATTTCCCGTGCTTTTGCTTCAGCAGCAGGACTCAAAGACACAACACTTGCCGTTTCATCTGCACCAGTAAGTGAACCTTCCCTCAATCGTGTTGCTTGTTCTCTGAGTAAATCTGCTTCAGACATTTCTGGAGTGCTTGCCTGATCTGCTTCAGCAAATGCTTCTAAGTCATCTACTGGTTTTTCGGGTTCTCCACTAAAGAAACCCATCACACTATCAGCAAGTGCTTCTGCACCGTCAGATACAAAGTCTCCTGCTGTTTGTAATGATTCGGTAGCAAAGTCACCAACTTTTTCTGCTTTGTCTGTTACGAAGTCGCCAACCTTTTCTGTTTTGTCAGATACAAAGTCGCTAACCTTTTCTGTTTTGTCAGATACAAAGTCACCAACTTTTTCTGCTTTGTCTGTTACGAAGTCGCCAACTTCATCAGCAATTTCTCCTAGTTTAGCAGATGCATCTTGATACGCAGAATCTAAACTTGCAGTAACACCAGATATCAATCCGCTTGTTGCTTGAGCAATATCATCTCCCACAACAGAAAGGTCTTCTCCGATTTTAGCAAAGTCTTTAGACAACCCATCTCCAAATTCAGAAACACTTTCTCCAACGCCATCCCAATCAACTTGACTAAGACCATATGCTGCAGCACCTACAGCAGCAGCACCGCCAACAATTCCTAACACGGGTGCTGATACAAGTGTCGCACCAAGTCCGGCAATACCAGTTCCGATTGAAGCAAGTGTAGCACCAATCCCCGCAGTTGCACCACCTGCCGCTACAGCACCACCACCTAATCCAAGAGCACCAAGAATTCCACCACCACTAGCAAGTGAAATTCCACCTGCTACACCTAAGACTGTTCCTATTTTTTCAGTTATAAAGGAAAGAATTCCACCACCTTCTTCTTCTTTTTGTTTTTGTGGTTTGCCCTGTTCTTCTAATAGTTGTTCTTGTTTGGCATTACTTCTTCTTTCTTCAGCAATTCGTTCACGTTCTAGTGCTTCTTTTCGTTCTTCTTTTCTTTCTTGTCTGTCTTGTATTTTTTCATCATCTGCAAACTTTTCAAGCAACACATCTGTCAGTCCTGAAACTTCACTGTCAATATGTTCAAGTGTTGACTCCAGTGCCATCCCACCTTCACTGACTAAACGTTTTGGATCACCACCCTCATCGTCTAATTCTGGAGATGCAGTTTCTGTTTTTTGTTTTTCTAAAAGTTCATATTGAGAAAGTAAATTGTCTTCTTCTTGTTTGTTTATCTTCAGTTGTTTTTGTGCAGCAGCAACTTCAATCTTTTGAAGTGCTTGCTCTTCATCAACTGCTAATCCACGTTCGACTAAAATTCTTGCTGCATCTTTTCTTTGACGCTTTTCTTTTCGTAGGGCAACTCGCCTCTCTCTTCCTTGCTTATATGCTTCTTGGATTTTATCTGTAACAAAGGAACCTATCAATCCAAGTGCAGGACTCTTTGTGACGGTTCCAATGACAGTACCTAAAGCAAGAGGAACAGTTTGAACAATAGATTCACGAATAGCATCAAGCGTTGTATCTCGCTCTATTTGCGTTCTTCTTTCTTCTTCTTGTTGCTGTAACTGTATTGAGAGAGGCAGTGCCATATATTATTGCTCTTTCTTTTTCTTGTTGCCAAGTGCGTCTGCGGCAAAGAAACTGGATACAAGGACCGCAATTGAGGCAAAGTAAGTGGGTGCTATGTCAGCAATCAAATTTGCTGCTGTGTCCAACCCAAATGCCGATGTGAGGAAGATTCCGATTGGATATAATAGGAGACCGAATAATGCAAACCATGCCATGCTGCGTATAGCATCCCGCTGTTGGTCTTGGTCTTCAAGTTCTTTACGTTTGAACTCAAGATACATCTGACGCTCTTCCTCTGAGACTACCCCATCACCATTTGTATCTGCGGGATGGAATCCTTTTGTTTCTTCTGCCATTAGTTTTATCCTTGTTGTCGTCTTTCTTCTTGTTTTGCTAGATGGTCTATCAATAATCCAACATATATCGACTTTTCCCAAGGCATCATATTTTCAAGTTCGCTCAATGAATACTTGTGGTATTGCATCATCGCAAAGTTTACCTGAATCATATTCAAAAGTGTTTCATGAGACAGGCAAATCAAAAAAAATCAGTCAGTCCTTTCAAATTCAATTTATCCACTTGCCCACATCCAGCACATGTATACTCTGTTTCATACTGTAATACGGGCATAGATTCAAAGAATTGTCCAATTTTGTTGAGTTGGTCTGTTTTCATATTCTCAACAAATTGAATCATTTCTTCTCGTGTTGTTGTTGTAGCATCATATATTTGTTCCTTATCAAACAAATAATCAATACAATCAACAATTCCTTCAACAGTTGCTTTCGTTGAAGACTCTTGTATACTCTCGTATACTTTAGGTTGGGGATACTTCATTTGTACCCCAACATCATCAGTAATCATAATTTTCTTGTCGTGATTTTCTGGTGTCACGACTTTGATGTCTTCAATGTTCACACTAACCGTAGTTACTGCCGAACACTTTTCACCTTCACGATTGACATCACCAGTGTGTTTATATCTAAGTTCAATTACTTCTCCGACAGACTTGGCACGAATATTCAGAAACAAATATTCAATGTCAAATGATGTCAGAGAGTTTATGTCTATCTCTCCATTTGTGCAAGACTCAATTACTTGAAGTGTTGCACGAAGCATACCGTCTTCATCATCACCTTCTTTTGCAATCAAAAGAATCTTTTCTTCTTTGACCAAAAATGGTCTGTATGTTATACTTTGTCCTGTTGATGGTATAATCAAATCAAACAAAGGGATGTCTAATCTAGGTAGACTCATTTCAATTCCTCACTTATTTTACAATTTATAGGTCAAAATCTCCACGAACAACTCCATAAAATCTTGCTTTATTAGAATTATTGAGTATCGTTCTATTTTCCAAATCAGCATCATTTGTATCACCAGTGTAAAATTCTTGAAAGTAATAGTAATCAAAAGTTACGTTCAATCTCATAATTTCTGCGTCACTCCAAGACAGTGCAGATTCACCCACAATACTTGGATACGCATCAACAAGTTTTGTAGTCATTACTAAATTTCCAGACTCGTTATACTTATTGATTTCAACATTACTTACATAGTTTTTGTAGTAACCAATATTGAAATTGCCAAGTCTAGGTGCGTTGAATGGTTTTCTAATTCTTCCTAGTGCAACGTCCTGCCAAGTCAGAAACAAATCTCTTTCTGCTAAATTTTGACTGAGAATAACCGTGATAGTAATTGGTGTTGGGTCAATAGTTCCATAGTAATGTTTTTTGACATTACCATAATATTTGATAGGAATAGAAGCAGATGCTCTGTTTGGTAATGATACACTATCACACCTAAGTGATAGTTCTCTTAGAGTTTCGTTTGCTCCAACCAATCCTCTTGGTGGGGCAAACCTAACATCAAACAGCGATGCTTTTGAAACACCAGTTCTGGATAAGTTTGTTGCAAAATCCGAAACACTAAACGTCATTAGAACTGCTTCCTACTCTCTATGAATACTTGTCTCTTATTCTTCTTCTGGAACTGTTCCACTGGTAAGAATAATGCGATGTCCCACTGTGATGGTTCAACTTCAAGGAACCGACTTCTCACGTTGTTACTCAAATAATGTTTGATACACGGTTTGAAGAATCTAAACCGTGATGCCTTATTCAATATGTCATAAGAAATACGAAGTTTGGTTGTCTCGTCGTACTTCTCGTTTGTAATTGTGCTATACAATGCATCCATCAATCTTGCCCGATAGACAGGTGAGATGTAATGCATATTGATTCCATAGAATCCACCTTCTGCGGGACCAATCATAAAAATCAAAGGAAACGTGTCATAGTACGGTAGTTGCTTTTTAGTTTTTGGGTCATAGTTGAAAAAATACATACGCCCAATCATCACCTCACTTTTGAGTCCTTTCCTTTCAGGTGGACGCATAATCATACTAGGTGATGTTCTTACATTCTTTGCTTGGTCTCTAAACCACTGTCTCGCACGTTGCGTTCCGACTTTGATGCCAGCATCCGTTGCTCTTGACACGATGTCACTGAAGACATATGCTACCATTTAGTCAGTCCCAATTCCTTTTCTGTGAGAATCTTGAACTCCCACTTTCTGTCTGCACAATACTCTTGTGCTGCGATCCACTTTGAACTATTTATACCCCAATCCTTGACTTCTTGAATGTATCGTTTAGTAGTTCGCTTGCGTGGTTGGGGTGGTTTGGTTTGCTTCTCAGGTTTGACTTCAATCATAATCGTTTTTACACGATTCTGTTCATCTAGCACCTGAATTACAAAATCGGGATAGTATCGATGCCATCTTTTGTCGATGGGAGATATATAAGGGATTGCGAGTTCCTCACTTGACCATTTCAGTACGTTTTCGTTTTGGTCAAAATAATTCATACACCGCAACTCCCACGAAGAACGATAGATGACTTTGCTAGTGTCACCCACATACTTTTTTGGATTCTTTACGGTGTATCGTCCTTTATAAGTCATCTAAATAGTCCATCAAATAGAAATAATTTTGGAAGTTATATGCCTACAAGATCTCAAGTCAAAAAAGCGCAAGAAGCAAAGAAGGATGCCAGTGCACAAGAAGCGGAAGTAAAATCGGCAGAACTAAGACAAAATAGTTTTCAAGACGATGACTTGACAGATGACGGACCACTTCAAAAATTATACGCTAGAACAAAAAAACAAGACTTACTGTTCCCTAGTGATCTTGTAGATATTGAACACTTCTGTGTATTTAGAATTCGTGAAAGAACCTTTGAGACGACAAATGCACTAAGAACTGGTTCTGCTCGTGCTACGAAAAACAGTAGAAATATTATGTTGCCAATGCCACCTGATCTCTCTACCAAATATGGTGCGGCATATAACACACCTGATGTTGGTGCAATAGCAACAGGTGCTACATTTTTGGATCAAGTAACATCTGGAAACTTTAGTGAAGCAACAGTATCAACACTTAGACTTCTCGCAGAAGGTAGTGGAGACTTAGGACAAGTAGTGACTGCGGATCGAGGTGTCGCTACCAATCCATTCCAAGCAGTATTCTTTCAAAATCCAGAACTGAGAACACATAGTTTTTCTTACACTTTATCTCCACAAAGTATCGATGAAAGTAGTGCAATAAGAAATATTATTACACAATTCAAAAAAGCAATGTTACCAAGTTTTAGTGATGGATCAAAGACCTTTTTCAATTATCCAAAAGTTTTTGAAATCGAATTTAGATTTGACGATTATTTATTTGAAATCGGCACATCAGTCCTCACTAGTTTTGATGTGAGTTATCACGCAGAAAATACACCGTCATACTTTGATGAAACGAAAGCACCTACTGCTGTAAAAATTGCAATGTCATTCCAAGAAACAAATATTCTGACTGCTGAAGATGTTGGGGGAGGTAGTGGTGCTAGGAAGAGGAGAAAGTAATGGCACATTATTTTAGTTATCTCCCAACTGTCAATTATAAAATTGATGGTTTGGCAGCAAATAGAAAAGAACGAGTTACAGATATTACTCGTCGTTTCAAAATTATACAGTTGCTGAATAATAGGGAAGTATTCTACTATGACTACAATGTTCAAGATGGTGACCGCCCAGATATTGTTGCCGAAAAATTGTATGACGACTCACGATTAGATTGGTTAGTTTTATTGCCAAACGAAATACACGATAGATATTTTCAGTGGGTGATGAGTTATAATGAGTTTACTGCATTCATTCGTAAAAAGTATGGTAGTGTTGCAACCGCACAAGGTCAAGTTCATCATTACGAACAAATTATAAAATCTGGCACTGTTCTCAATGATGGGACTATTATACCAGAAAGAAAAGTGATTGTTGATGAAACGACTTATAATTCATTAGGTATCAATGACAGAAGAATTGTCACTGCATATGATGAAGAAGACAGAAGAAACGAAAGTCATCGTGAAATAAAATTGATTGACCCTCGATATGTTTCTGATGTTCTCCGTGTTGCTAGGAGAGAGTTTAGGTGAGTGGAGAATTTAGACCTGGCGAAATCAAGATTGATAAATTTCAACTTACTAACTTTAGTAGGTCTGAGGCATTCGCAACTAATATAGAAGAAATTGCCCTTGAATTTTCATATTATGAGGATATATTTTCTCCTACTATATCGGCAGACATTTATATGATGGATGGTATAAACTTAGTAAATGACTTTCCTATTATTGGAGAGGAGGATTTAGTTCTTTCGTTTGGCAATCCTTTGAATGATGAACTCATAGATTTGAATTTGCGGTCTTACAAAGTTAGTGAGAAAAACCCAAAGTCACAAAGAACACTAGAATATCAAATTTATTTTGCTTCTGAAAATGCCATTCTTGATCCGAAGACCCAAGTCGTATCTGCATTCTCTGGGAAAATATCCGATATCA